AGCAAAAGAGCTACTACTAATATCGCCTCTTTTCATTGACACACCTAAATCTTTTGCATAAGAAAGTTCTGGATCTAAATCAAATTCATACTTTAATCCTCTTTCATCAGCTGACAATTTTAATGTTCCAGATGTATTTCTTGCAAGAATAAGATTTGGATCATGATTTATTAAACTACGAACATCAGAAGAATTAATTAAATCTTCATTAAACACTCCTCTTTCTACAAACTCATAGAATCCACCAAGATTATTTGATCTTGAATCATAAACACTTGCATAGCCAACAACAACATCTTTACCATCATCTGTTGAATCTACTCTTGTTTCTACGTTAAAAATTCTTTTTTCCATAATATTATTATTTTTTTTATTTTCTAATTGAGTATTACAAACAGCTAATCTTTGCTTTTCATCTTCAAAATCCTCAACCATGATTTTATCTGACATACATCTGTCAATAAAATCTTCATTAGTTTCATCTATGTTAGGAGTTGGAATCGGCATCCTCTCCAATTTTATCTATTGTTGTCATGTTCATTTGCATGAAATGTTTATCCCCACCCTCAATAGAGTTCATATTTTCTTTTTGTCTAACTTCATTTATAGACATATAACCATTTGTGATTGCTGTTTTATATGCCTCAGTTCTTGATTTTACATCACCTCTTAACAATCCGTTTACATTAAACTCAATAAATGTTTTGCCTAACTCATTAGTTCTGAATAATTTTAGATTCATCTCTTGCTCTATTCTTGTAATATAAGGCATCAATGTATATGTTACAAACTCTTGTGATTGCATTTCTATATTATTAAAACTTGATTTACTTAAATCTTTTAACATATGTGGAGGCACATTAAATATTCTTGCAACCTCTTCAATGCTAAATTGTCTTGAACTTAAAAACTGAGCTTGTTCTGGACTTATAGAAATTGGCTTAAATGTTAACCCTTCCTCTAATACAATTGTAGAATTACTATTTTTTAATTTACCATAGTTATTATTAAAACTTGTTTTTAGTCTTTGCAATGCTGTATCACTTAAAGCTCTATCAGTTTGTAATATTGAACTTGGCTTTGCTCCATTAGAAAAGAATGTTGAGCCAAACTCTTCTAAACTAACACCCCAGTTTAATGCCTTTGCACATTGGTCAATTGGACTTAATCCAGTTACACCATCATCAGTTATTGTTTTAAAATGCAAAACATCAGATGAATCTAAAACTGCTCCACCATCTATTTGATAAAACAACTCATTATTATTTACAACTACAGTTACATTACTTGGGCTTAAACATATTAATTGAACTGGTGTGCCAGAATTATTTCTTACAATTTGCACATAACTATTACCTTCCGTACAAATACTTAGCATTATAAATTCAAAAAATGTTATTTTATTTTGATAATAGTTAGGCTTGAATTTTACAAGATTATAAATTGGACTTTTAGAATCCTCTAATTTATCACCATTAGCTTGTTTAGAATAAACAGAAACTGGCAATGATGAAACAGATTCAGCAAGTAATCTTATTGCACACCAAACAGCTGTAAGTGTTAAAGCCTTATCAGTATCAAAAACATTTGCATCTGGAAAAATTGTGTTAAGAGATAAATCTCTTTTTTGAGTTTTAGGAGGAATGAATACGTTTGTAATTCTTTCAAGTAAAGTCAATGTGAAATTTTTATTTTCACAATAATACAATTATAAAAACTTATAAAAAAACAATGTGTGTGTTATTTATTAACATAATTATAAAACTATAACTTCTCTTGTATCATAAACACTATCACCACTTTCAGTTGTAAGATGACAACCTAAAGCCATCACTAAACTAACAACTGGATCAACTTTTTCTTTAGATTTATTTTTAGAAATCTTAATGTTTCCAGCTGGATCTTCTTGCAAAGCTACATTGCTAATACACCAATTCATGCAAGGATTATTATTGTGTATAATATTTTTAGAAAGTATTTCAGCCTCTAATGTTTTTGTTGGCATAGACATTGAAACAAATCCTTGTCCAAATGGATCCATGTTTGCTCCATCATTTTGCAAATCAATTACTAATTGTGATGCATTCCACCTATCATAACAAATAGATTGTATTCTATATTTTTTAGACAGCTCATTTATCTTAGCTTTTATAAAACTATAATCAGCAACATCTCCACTTGTTGCATAAATATGTTTATCTCTTAACCAAGAAACATAATCAACACCATCTCTTTCACTTCTTTTCTTTGCGTTTTCTTCTGGAATAAATATATAAGGAATAAAAACAAACTTGCCATCTACATTAAACAGTAATACAAAAGCAGTTAAATCTCTTGTTGATGCTAAATCTAATCCACCCCAACATTCTTTTCCTTCTAATATTGAGTAATCAAAATCTTGATGACAAGCATCCCACTCACCAGATGTAAGCCATGCACTATGTGAATCTGTCCATTGATTAAGCATTAGCCTCCTAAATGTGTTTTGATATGATGGAACATCAACAGCTCTTTGGCTTTCTCTTTCCATATATTCTTTTCTTAAACTAACACCATAATTTGGATTTGCTTTTTTCCAAGTAGATTCCAAAGTAATATCATCATCATTTTCAGCTTCATATATTACAGTATAAAATGAATCATCTTTTATAGTTCCTTCATTTACTTTTTTAGCATAAGAATATATTTCATAACAAATAGATTGCTTATCATAACCAGCTGTTGTAATTGCAATTGTCAATGGCTGCCTTCTTGATCCAGTTGATGTTGTTAGTGTATCCCACAAATCTCTGTTTGGCTGTGTGTGTAATTCATCAAAGATTATGCAGTTAGCATTAAAGCCATGCTTAGTTTTTGAATCAGAACTTATTGCTTGATAATAATTTCCTTTGGATTCATTAACAATAGAATTTCTAAATACCTTGCCTCTTTCAGATAGTTCTGGACTTTGCAAAATCATTCCTTTGGCTATCTCAAAAACTATTCCAGCTTGTTGCCTATCACCAGCAGCACTATAAACTTCGCTGCCTCTTTCCTCATCAGCAAATAACATATACAAACCAATGGCAGCACACAAAGTTGATTTACCATTCTTTCTTGGTACTTCAATAAAAACTGTTCTGTATTTTCTAAGATTTGTTTCTTTATTTTTCCAGCCGAATATATCACCAACAATTTTGCTTTGCCACTCTTCTAATTTTAATGGCTGACCAGTTAGCTCTCCTTTTGTATGTGTTATGAATTGCTCAATAAAACCAATGGCTCTATTTGCTGCTTTATCATCAAAGTAGAACTTAGTCAAAGTAATTATTTATTTGTGTGTTGTTAGTTGTAACTGGAGCTGATATGTTTGCTCTTGCAACTGGAGTTAATCCAAATTGTGTTGCTAATTTTAAAGCTGTATTTAAAGCATCCTTAGCAATCTTTTGATAAGGAACAGCTTGAGCATGTTTTATAGTTCCATCAGAATTTTTAAATACTTGTATCCTTCCTTTTTCTCTTAACATTGTTTCAGTTTCTATATACAAAGCCATCTCATTGCAGTAAGCTAATATTAAATTCAAATCAACATTATGTAGCATGTTTAAATTGTAAAGTTGTGATGTTACTTTATACCATTCCTCAGCTCCAATTGTAGATAATAAATCTGGAGCATCTGGCAACTGACTAACCAAATCAACTTGCATTTCATTTTCTATTGTTCTGCTTTTCTCAAGTGTGCCTTGCATCTGTTTAATAGCTGTTGGTAATTTTTTTCTTCCTTTACCCATTTATCTTTTCAGCTTTTAATCCAGTAAACTGTTCCCATCTTTCTATTATAACATCACAATACTTTTCATCTAACTCCATGCCATAACATTTTCTATTTAGTTTCTCCGCTGCTATTAGTGTTGAGCCACTACCAAGAAACACATCTAATACTATATTAAATTCAACTTTAAACTTTTCTACCGACCATAAAAATAATTCAACTGGTTTTTGAGTTGGATGTACTCTGTTTCTTTTTTCACTTGCTTTTTTATATAACCTACAAACACTTCTAAAGTTTGTCCAAGCTAACTCACAATCTGTTTGATCACTGCCTCCATTGTTTTTATCCCAAACTATCCAACCCTCTGCACTTGGTAAAAACTCTGAGTAATAATTAGCTCCCCACCATATTTGTTTACAATCATATAAACTGTGAATTAATAAAAATGAATCTTTTGC